CAGCTAGATATTCTTGAGCATATTCAACCTTTGTTAAACGTCTTCTTTCTTTATCTAAGAATGATTTATCATAACGTGGGCAATCTTCAGCTGAAAGATGAATCTTCAAGTAATCATCACTATTATGTGAGTCATAAAAGAATCCTCCTTTACCATACGGAGTAGAGATTAATGTTTCCCATCCTAAACCTCTTGCTTTCTGACTTACAGCTAACATAGGTCTTAAAGTATTGTATACCATTTCAGGAACGAAGGCTGCTTCATCTATATCTAAGAAATCTAAAGATAAGAATCTAAGGAAAACTCCAGTTCTACCTGCTGGAAAACAATAATATACACTTCCTTTATTTTCTCTACTTTGAGGTTTGTTAAAGTCTTTTTTTAGAATAATGCTTGTTTTAGTTGGTATTTCATTGTATATTCCATAATCATATTCCCATTTTCTTCTAAGTTCCATGTTCTTCTTAGCTGAAAATTCAGGACTATCTTTAAATTCTGGTGCTTTATTTAAAATATCAAGATTCTTTTTCTCTAACCAACCTAATGTTTTATCAAATAAACCTGATGATTGTCTTTCTGCTGGAGCTATAACTAAACTTATAGATCCTGGATATTTTAACATTAATTTAGCCCTTCTATATCCTACAGCAGTAGATTTACCTGTTTGCCTTCCACATCTTACAGTAACTGATCCTTCATGTTCTATTACTTCTCTTTGCCAATTATCCCATTTCATTTTATATTCCATAGTAGTATGATACCAAACTTTATGATTAAGTTTAGTAGTATGTTATGATAGCACGCCATTTCATTTTTCTTTAAAACAATCTCCACATATGTATCTTTTATTCTTAGCATATCCTGTTCTATACTGTGTTTCATCTTTTTTGAATTCTTTTTTGCATATAGAACAAAACTTTCTAGGTGCCATATAAACTCATTTCTTTACATCTTTAAAAGCTTTTAGTTTTTCTTCTATCATAGCTAATGTAGATGTGTTTACTTCCATTTGAAGTAATAGCTGAGTTCTTTGTGATTTAAACTCTCCTTGTGTTAATAACCAATCATCTTTTTGTAACATTTGTCTTACCTCCTTTCTTTTATATAATAAAATTAACTGAATATAATAAAATTATCTCTATACCTGGATAACAACAACACCGAACAATCCAAGACTCGCATAAACAATCACTAACACATTATACACCTTATCACCGTTCGTACGTCGTAGGGGGTGGGGGGTTGGTGGGTTAGGTGGGGGATATGGGTGGGAACTATATACTTCAACATATATACTACACACAAATTAAACCTACCTATGCACTTTGGCGAACAAAGAGCTACAGCGACATTGTGAGCTTATATGTATGCCCAGTCCTTTTAGGGCATTGCTATGATGAATAGTATGATGTACCATATTACTGAGAGGCTGATTAAGGCTGTTTTAAAGCCCATAGAGCCCTTTAAATGGCTTAAATGAAGTCCTAACTTATCTATTGCGTGTATCATTCTTCTGCTCCTATATCCTTGTTAGTGATATAAACCTTACCTTTGTTTTTATGCTTTAACCAACCTATCCTTATTAATGCCTTTCTATTACTCTTATAAGTCCTTATATCAGTGCCACATTCAATATCAATGGCTCTTCTTAAGTCTGTATTTCTTATTTGATTAGTATCAGGGTATTCTTTACGTAATCTCCACATAACTCTTTCTAATCTATCTATTCCCATTCTTTTCCATCTCTTAGTTTCATTTTATCTATTAACTTGAATATTAAATCAGTGTTAATAGCGGTTTTATCTATTAATGCTTTATTTTGTTCCATTACTTTAGATAGTTTAATGTTGGTTTCTAAGCTGTTAGGGTTATTTGTTAGCATATCTACAACGTTTTCAACTGTCATCTTTACTTTAGTCTTATGTTCAATTCTCATAGCTGTTTTCTTTTGATAAACTTTAAATTGTTCTACTAGGTTATCTATTGTAATGCACTTTACTCCATCTAATCTTAGGTTTTTGTAGTCCTGATTGAACTCAATGGTAGAGATATAGACCTTGCTTTGGGTTATAACGTCTTTAGAGTGCTTGGATATTAATTCAGAGAAGTAAGCGTAGACAGAGCAGATAGAGGAGATGTTTAAGGGGTTATCAGAGGAAACGCGGAGAGAAGCGTGTCCCTTTATGCTGATAACAAACTCATAGTTGATGATATTAAAATTATTAGTTGTTGTGATAGTTTTCTTAGGAAAGTTGGTTAATTGACACGAGAGAATGCAGTTATGGAAGTTCCAGGAGTGTAGTTCGGTTGATGGTTGAATAGTAGTACCGTCCCCCCCTTCAACAACTTTGTAAAGACCTCTCATTACTTTTTTAACTCCATGTATTTTTGGTAATAAGGACTTAATTGTATTGACATTTAGCCTCGTATTAAGGGCAATCATCTTTGGTGTAATACCTTCAGGATTATTCTTAAGACAATTGATGATATTGTAGGTCTTGCTGTAGGTCTTAGTTGAAACTTTAAGTTGTTCATTCATATTTCTTAACCTCAGTTATAGGTAACATAGAAGCAATTTCAGTTATATCTAAGATTACTGGTTGATTATATTTATCTGATCCAATTATTTGAGTATCAGTTCTTTTAGAAATAGTAAGAGTGATTATACGCCCTTTGTGTGTTCTTATTTTGACAATTTCTTTTTCCATTTCATTCTCGTTTATATCTAAGGAAAATTGGAACGTCAGCTAGCTATAGAAGAAGTTTCCAATTCTTCCTTAAATAAAGTAAGTTACGCAATATTAGTATAACATAACTACTATATAAACATTTCGTTTTAAAAACTTAGATTTCTTCCTTTAATTATGAAATTACCATCATTATCAAGTATTGCTATTAATGTTACTCCATCATTTGCATAGAATCTTATACCATTTGTATCAGGTGCAACTATCTTTTTAGATCTAATCTCTTGAGAAGATACTGCTTGTGTTTTAACGTGAGGGTCTATATTCTCCCTAGCATTATCATAACCTGCATCTCCTTTTGGAGTTATCTTAGAAGCTTTAGTCTGGCTGAATGTTGGTATCTTTGTCATTTTCTTTTTCTGCCTCTTTGAACTTGTTTAGAAGTTTAATTGCGTTTTCTGCTTGTCCTATTTGAACAGATGAACTATTCATTAGCATAATTATCTGTTTTACTTCTTCATTAGATAGGTCTATTTTAGCCATTTTAAGACGTTCCTGCGGCAATCATTAAATAGTATGTTGTTGTACCTATTAAGATTTTTAACGTTCCTGCGGCAGCTACATCGCCTACTGTTGCGAATATCTTATCATTACCTGCTGTGAATCCTTTTAGAACCATAAAATAACCTGTATTTTCCCAATCTGTAACTGATGTACTATCTCCACTAACTTGATACCATCCCATAGCTACTGGTACTCCACCTGTTGTTCCACTTGCTTGGCATACTAATTCATGTTCTGCGCAACAATAACTTCCTGAGCCACCTGCTGGTGGTGTAGTTGGTAATCTTAATTCCATGTTATGCGCGGACATTAATCCACTAGCACTTCCACTTGCATCTAAATCTAAATAACTTTTAGAAGCATTGAACCATCCACCCATCTTTACATTAGTTTTAACTCCAAAATAGGCATTTCTACCTGTTCTTCCAGCTTCAACTTCTGTCTTTTCAACGATAAGTTGTTTCAATGCTAAACTATCTTCTGTTATATGTGCCATTTTAAGACCCCTGTAGTAAGATAAGTACTCCCATCCCACTAGCGTTTGGTATAACTATTAGAGTAGTAGCTGCATTTGTTCCTAGAGCAGCTATAATAGCTACTGTATCAGTTACATCTCCATTGTATAATACTGTTGCGGCTGTCATTATTTATTAGCCTCTTGTATTGCTTTAACTCTTAGTGTTTCTGTATTTGGAATTTTAGTTATCCCTAGTTTATTAAGGATTATCACTTGTTCTGCTCTAACCATATCAAAGAGTTCTTTATCTGTATATATCTTTTTAGTTTCTTTAATTGGTTTAATGTCCTTTGGTTTGTTTTTGAATTCATCTTTTAGTTTTTCAGACATAAATTCAGTTCTACCTTCTGCAACACATTTATCATACATAAATTTTCTATTTTTATAAGACATTTTATATACCTGTAATTTTACAGATTGCATCTGGGTTAGTTATTTGTATTTGACCAACTTCAAATGCTCGTATTGTGTATTTAATACCTGGATCATAGATAGTTTTAACTGTTAATCCTACAACTGATTTCCATGTTGCCGCTTCTTTAGCTACAACAATTTGTGCTCCACCATCTGTAACTGAGTTAGAACTAATAACTGTTAATCCTAGTAATTTACCTACAACACCATTTCTAGTTACTGAATCAGAATAAAATTGTCCAGCGTTTCTAACATTAGCATTGCCTAATAGTTGTGAATAACCTGTTGGATGAACTAACAAATATCCATTTCTATTTGGATTATAGTTATCAATTTCAATTAAAGATTTACCATCAAGAATATCTTGTATTGGGTCTCTATCTGCAATTACTGCATTGTCCCATGTTGCATTAGCCACTTGTTCATTACCTGCTTCAGATAATATTTTACTTGCTATTTCAGTATCAACTGATTTAGCTACTGCTCTTGCAATTCTTAAAAGTGTTCTTGCTGTAACATCAACTGCACCTGTTTTTACATCTTCATAGGAAATAACTCCTTCCATTCCATGCTTAACATTTCTACCTTGAGTTTTAGTCCAGCTTACTTCTCCATAAGGGAAGTTTGCTAATCTTGGTACTCCTTCAACTGCGGAGCCTGTTCCACCTGTTAAATCAGCTGCTGTTTCTTTGTAATAAGTTTCAGTCCATGCTTTGCTTGATTGTACCATACAAAGCTGTTTCATCTTATACTCTTGTAATGCAAAACCTGTAACTATTTTTGATACATCTTCTGCTCTTAAATCTGCTTCTCCTGTTACGTCTGCCATTTTATTTCAATATCCTCACTGCTACAGTTTCCGCTGCTGTTGCCTCTTCTAAAACTAAACCAACGTGTTCATGTGTTGCTAAAGCTCCAGCTTCATCTGATGTTGAAACAGTATTAACTCCTGCAAGTTTACAAACATCGCCCAAAGTCATTCCTGAACCTGAATCCAATAAATCAAATATTCCATTAGTATAAACTGCTAATGTAGTTGAACCATCATTAGCTACTTTTTCAGTTGCTGCTATTCCAACGAATATCTGTCCTTGTGCTGAACTTATTGTTATTGTTCTATCACCAGAAAGATACATTAAACTGCCTTTGGGAATAAAAGTTCCATCTGCTACAGTATATCTTACTGGATCACCTTTGTTTCCCAATAATTCAATTATAACTGCTTCATTTGCCATATTAATATCACCTAATTTGATTAATGTAAGAACATCTATTTAAATCTTTCGTTTATGTATAGAACTATCCACCACACCCCTCTTATCACATATCGCATTATCTTGAGTCCCAAGTGAAGGGAAAGCATAGCGGCTGAACTTTGACGATTGAACCTTTTATTTCTTTTCTTCCTTTGGTGGTTCAAATAAATCTTCATATCCTGTTCCATCAAGTAATTTCTTAGCAGATTCTGTTTCTAAATCTTCTTTACTTTTCTCTTGTTTTCCTGCTTCAGTAGTTCCACCTAATGTTTCTTCTACTTTCATAGATTCTTGTTTAGCTAGTAATTTAGCTAATTCTGTATTAGCATCTTCCATTCTTTGTGCAGCTGCATTAGCTCTATCTATCATTGTGTTAGACTTTACTTCCTCAGTTTCAATGTTTTCATCTTTTGCACTATTGTCTTCTGGTGGTGCTTCTTTTCCTTCTATCTTTTTATTCATTTTCATTTTCCTCCTTACAAAATTCATATATAAAACATATGAATGTGAATATAAATATCCATGCTATCATATTAACCCGAAGTTTAGAGCAGATGGTCTGTTATCATCTGAAATCTTTTGAGCTAATTTCCTATATTCTAACCAATACTCTGCTATAGCTATTCTATCAGCTTCTGCTTTTTCTCTTTCTAGTTCTTTTTGTTTAGCCCAATACTCAGCTTCAGCTTCATAGGTTTTTCTATCTTCTTTTCTTTGTGCTTTTCTTGAAGCATTATAGGCATCTTGTTCCCATTTTACCTGTAATTTTCTTTGTTCATTATAATAATCAACTGCATTTTTCTCTTGCTCAGCTTGTTCTATATTTCTTTGTTTCCAATACTCTGCTTCAGTTTGTCCTGTTTCTTGTTTTATTTGTTGGTCATTTGTATATTTTGTTAGAATCTTAACTCCTTCAGCATTTCCTTTAAGTTTATTTATTGCTCCAGGAATTACTCCTGCTGGTGACCAAGATATTATCTTTTCCCATATATTCATATCAGAAGCTTCAGCTGCTAATTCATTTGCCGCATTAACTTCTGTCCAATCTCCAGTTCTTTGAGCTTCTGGAATTAAAAACTTAGTTGTTGGGAAGATTATTCCTTCAGGTGCTTCTGCATTAGCCCAAATTCCCATACCTACTGAAGCCATCCAAGCTCCATAAAATGCTACAGCTTTCTTACTGAATGCTTTTGCAATAATTTTAGTTGTTAATTTGATTGTTTTTGTATTTACTGGAATGTTATTAGTTATTAGTCCTGGAGCTTTACCTACAATATGTTTTACTCCAGCTGTATTAAGTTTTGAAAATGTAGATGCTGTTAATGTAACAGTTCCACCTGATCCAAATATAAGTCTTCCTGAAATATCATTAGCTGCTCTTTCTTCTTCTGGAGATAATAATTCTCCTCTTGCTCTTTTTTCTCTTGCTTCTCTAGCTCCACTTGCATCTACAAAATCTTGTATTGCTCTTATATATTTGTTATCTGTTATCATTTTAAATCCTTCTTTAAGTGTTATATTTGCATTAGGGTCAAAAATGTTTTTATTAATTGTTGGATCTCCTTCAGGTAATCCTGCTTCAAATGCACTGATTGCACTTGCACCAATTGGTGGTTTATAACTTACTCCACCTGAACTTGATTTTCTTCTTGCCACATCTTTTTTTACTGCTTCTACATCAAATCCTTTAGCTCCAGGTAATGCTCCACCTTGTGCTACATATTCTGCAATAGAACCAGGTCTTGGTTTTGATGATGAACTTTTAGTTTTAGGTTCTTCTTTTTTCTTTTTTGTTGAATTTCCTTGACTATCTTGATTTCTGTATATCCCTGCCATTATGCTTTCCCCTCTAGTTCTTCTTTAGTATCATTTGGTTGTTGTGCTTCTTCCATTGGTTCTTCTTCTACCATATCTACTTCTGATGGACTATCACTTATTGCTTCATTTTGAAGACTTGCTGGGAATGTTAATTTAATCTCTATGTTTAATTGATTTAAGACTTGTTCTTCTACATATAATTGTCTTCCCTTTATTCTTTGTTCAAAAGCTAAATAGACAATCTTACCACTTGCATCTGTAAATTCTTTAGCATTACCTATTATAATTTGAGGTACTCCTACTGCTTGAAAGAAGTAATCATTAAGTTGGTTAATCCATGTTATAGGATTTAATGTAGCGTTATTAGCAACTGAAACAATTTCAGGTACTACTGCACCTTTTGGAATATAAAGGTTTTCTGAGTTTTCATTAGCTGCATCAGTTTTAGTTTTAAAGGCTGCAATCTTTGCTTCATCATCTGTATCTAAATGCCATATGATTTTAGGTGCAACGTTTCTATGTAGAACTCTTTTCCAATCTCTCATAGCTTCATTTCTTGCTAGTATAACCCATTCAACTGCTGGAATAATACTTATGCCATGTATTTCATCAGCTA